TTCATTATCTGAAAGATAGATAAAGAAAACTAAAAATCTTGTAGATGTTGGTTTTGAATTTACATCTACATGTGGTCTAAATTCATCATGGTCATTTGGCATATATCTTTTTAAACGAATAGGTTCCCAAATATATTTACTTGGCATTTGTTGTGGTGTAACATTTGTATCTTTTAAGTAAGTTGTAAAACCATTTGTAAAAACTTCTGTAAATTGTTCTATCTCTTTACTCCAAATCTGAGGTGCCTTTCCCATATTCAGTTGTGTAAAAACCATTCCTCTATCATCAAATGATTCATGTTGACTTTCAAACTGTTCAAACTTACTAACGATATTATCACAAGTTTCTGCATCAAGTGTATCATCATATGTTTTAATTAAATCTATCATTTTTTTATTGTCCAATCTATTGCTATTCTTTTTTTGTTTGTAAATATGTCTTGTGCCTTATGTGGCACTCTTGGGTCAAATACTATAAAGTCACCTGGCTCTGGTGAGTGTAAAATACCACCGTGTTCAAATCCACCACCCCAAGATTTTTTCCAATCTGAATTTAGTATTCCTAATACTTTAATGATTGGCGTGTCTTGTAGTTCATCTTTTTCATGGTCTGTATGTAGATTATCTTCTCTATGTTCATCTTTCATAGAGATACCGCAAAACAAAAGGTCTAGGGGAACATTCACATTTTGTTTTTTTGCAGTTTCATGAATCATCATTAATAAACTCATAGACACGCCGCCCAAAAATTTATCATGCATTGTGTTACCTTGTATAACATTTATCTTTGCATGTTTATCTTCAAATGGTTTACCCATTGGATAATTAAAGTTCCATTTATCAGATTTTGTAATTTGATGTTTAAAGAAATCTAAAAATAAAGGTGAACAACAATTCTTAACTATCGTTGCCATACTTAAACTCTTTTAATGCAACTTCTTCTAATTTTTCCATAACCTCTTTTGTGAAATATTTTTCTGGGTCATTGTTAATTGTTTTAGCATATTGTTTACTACCATCTGGTAATTCAATACGAGTGGATACTTGTTTGAAGATTCCATATTGTACAGCCAAGTCAAGTAATCCATAATACTTATCAAGTCCTTTATCATAAGTTAATAATACATCAACCATTTTATTTTCCATAGTTAATCTTGACTTATGATTTTTACAATGAATGATATTACCTATGACTTCTGTACCATCTTTAAATTTTTTCTTTGAAAGATAGATGATACTTGAAGCAGCATATTTTAATCCACTACCACCACCCATTTCTTTTTGAGGGAACATTGAACCAATCACATCATATGTATGATTCGTTACAACCATTGGTACTTTTGCTTTTCCAAGTTTTAAAGTTAAAACTCTAAATGCAGCTTTGAGTATTTGTGCTCTTGACATATCTCTAGTTTCTTTTCCTGCCTCTGTATCTTCTACTTCTTTTGTAGTTGATAACATACCAAGTGAATCTAAACATATAAAGAGTGGTCTTCGTATATCTACATCTTGTTGCATGTATCTATCTAATACTTTTAATGCTTGATGTCTAAACTCTTGTACAGTTGTTACTGGCATTATCACCATTCTGTTTGCATCTATACCTCTATCAACAACCATCTGTTTTGTGATTGCACTTTCTGATTCAAAGTATACAACACCAGAATTTGGATTTTGGTCTAGAAAGTTTTTGACCATGCCCATGAGAAAGAAAGTTTTACCTGTTGCACTTTCTCCTGCCAGAGCAGTTATTTTATTTTGTGGAAGTCCACCATAAAGTGAACCAGAGATGAGAGCATTAAATATATGAGAACCTGTATCTATAAAGTTCTCTACATCTCCAGCCTCTACGCCATCTGAAACTATTCCTGCATATTCGTTACCCGTTTCTTTGATAACATCTTTTAAAAAGTCATTCATTTTTTTTCCCCTACTTAATTGCAATTGCACCAACGAACATATGATTACGCCAGAATGGTTGAGCAGTTTTAAATCCAGCACATTCTAACATACCTTCTAACTCTTTCCAAGTATTAGGTTTTAACATGTTCCTTAATGTTTTTTCTTTTTCTAAAATATCTGATGCTTCGAAATGTTTTCTTTTATAATCATAAAAATTAAAAGTTATCATTTCTTGTAATCTTGAATCATCACAAACTGTTTTTTCTGCAAAGATAAAAGCACCACCATGATTTAGTCCATTGTATATATTTTGTAATACATTAAATCTATCTTTTCTAGGCATAAATTGTAATGTAAATATTGATGTCACTAAACTACAATTTTCAAATTTGTAATTACGAACATCTTTCTTTTCAAAATTAACATTTGCCCAATCATATTCTTTTTTAATTCTTTCATGTCTTGCGTCAAGTTCTGTGAAGAAACTAGGAGCAAGTTCTATACCAACATAATTAGCATACTTACAAAATGATTGATTACCTTTTACAAAGGCCTCTGTTAATTTTCCTGTAGAACAACCGATATCAATTACATTCGTTTCATCTTCTACAAAGTTTCTAGATAAACTAATTACATCTTCTAGTAAGTTTGTATATCCACGAATTGAATGTTCAATATGGTCATCAAAACCTTCTTCTCTTTGAGCGAAGGTAAAGTCATAATTTTTAGACATAATTAATACTCCAATTTATGTGCCAGTATATCTGGTTCAACAAGTTTTGTCAACACTTTTATTGTATGGTTCTATCACATTCTTATAGACAGCTTCAGCAATGGCCTTCATCATTAATGATGGTACCATTCTTCCACATCTCTCTATCTTTTGTGACATAGAACCAGTTACTTTAAAATCATCTGGTAAAGCCATTATACGCTTTATCTCATTAATTGTTAATCTTCTTTTTTCTATAAAATGACATACATCTGCATTTGTTGTAATTGTGGGTGCTGGATGGTGTCTAGACATTTTCTTAACATTGAAATGCCATCCTTTTGGATGAAAGTCATTTCCACCTAATACTTTGTCTGGGTCATCTGGCATCAGAGATGCCGTATCTTTATAGTGTGCAGAATTTAACCAAGTGTCTGTACACCATTTAACTTCTTCTTTATCTAATTCTAAATCCTCTAGTGCCTCTCCTGCTGTTACTACTTCTTTATTCTCTTGTGGAAAGATACTAGCAATGTTCATAAATGTTAATCCTATGGCCTCTGTGACATCCTCACGGACTGCTATGAAGATAACTCGCCTTCTAGACTGTGGTACTCCAAAATGTGATGCATTCAAAATCTTATATGATACATCATAACCAATTTTTTCAAATGTATTTACAATCTCATTTAATTTTAGCTTGGCTTCTCCCGCCAATAAGCCTGCAACATTTTCGCCTATGATTACTTTAGGTTTAATTTCTTCTGCAACTCTAAGATATTCAAAGAATAAGTCTTCTATGTTTTCTACTACTTTATTGTCTGAATACTTTTTAGTTTTACCCCAACCATCAGAATGTTTTGAACCAGACTTTCCTAGTGTACCACACATTGAAAAAGCAGAACACGGTGGGGAACCATCTAATATATCTAGTTCACCTTTTTGTATTCCAGCAGTTTCTAAAAAGTCTTTACCTGTAAGTTCTTTTATATCATCAGGTAGTATTTTTGTATCTGGGTAATTTTCTTTGTAAGTAATTCTTGCTTGTTCTACAAACTCATTTACACAAAGTATATTTCCACCTGCAAGTCTGTAACCTGTAGATGAACCACCGCCACCAGCAAAGGTAGATATGACACTAAACTTATTTTGTGCCGATGCTTCTTTTACATCTTTTAAATTATACTTTGAATATTTCATATTAAAAATCTATACATCTTCCTTTTGATTCCCAATCATTATAACGAGTAGGTTCTAAACCATCTTTTCTTCCACCTATTTCTTTAGGGTTTTTTTTATAGTATGGTTTCAATACTTTTTCATAAATTGATTCTGCAATTGCTTTCATCATAAGTGGTGGTACCATTCTGCCACATCTTTCTGACTGTTGATTAAAACTACCTGTTAGTTTAAAGTCATCAGGTAATGACATCATTCTTTTTGTTTCTTTAACTGTAAATGTTCTTGGTTCATGCCAATGCATCGCTCCACCTGTTGCTGTAATTGTTGGAGCAGGTTTATGTCTAGATGTTTTTTTCATATTAAAGTGATGACCTTTAGGATGATAATCACAACCTGTTTCTACTTTGTCTGGGTCATCTGGCATCTTTAACCAAGTTTCATAGTGAGAAGTTTTTTTAAATTTTTCTATTAGTGTGTCTGCTTCTTTTCTATCTACTTCTATATCACTTAAACAATCTTCTA